TGTTTTGATTGAGAGTAGGAATATCTGCCGCTTGAATAGCCGCTAAAACAGAATTTGTGCCATTTGAACGGACATAGTAACCAGAAGTTTGAGTTCCAGTTAAAGCAGTTAATGCTGCCGCTTGTGTGGTCTGTCCTGTACCGCCTTGGGCTATGGTTACAGCAGTATTAGTTGTAAGAATAGTTGTTGTTGCATCAGGTAGCGAGTAAGTTTTTTCTGCTGTAGTAGCACCAGTGAACTTAGTGAATCCGTTACCAGTACCACCATAGGTAGAAGCAATTACTTGAGTTAATGCAGCAGAGCCATTAAAGTTATTGCCATAGATAGCCCTTGTTGTTGTCAATGTTGCAGCAGAACCACTTGTATTTTGGTTTAGAGTAGGAATGTCAGCGGCAACAACAGCTCTAAACGTAGGAACACCAGCAGACCCATTAGGAGCTGCTAAGAAATAATTGGCAGTCTTAGAAGCATAGGGATTTAACGTGTCTCCATAACCAGTAGCTGACCAACTAGGAACACCCGCAGCAGTCATCTGCAATAAAGACGTAGCAGCAGGAGAAGGTAACCTAGTTAAATTGTTAGTGGAGTTGCTATATATTATGTCCCCTGTGTTGTAAGTAGTTAAACCAGTTCCACCATACTGAGGTTCAATAGGAATGTTTAATGTAGAAGCAGTTCCAAAAACTCTGTCACTAAGTTTCTGAAGCCAATCTCTCCAGGCAAAGTTTTCTCCAATAGGATTTGGTGGGATGGGGGTTTGAACAGCCATTATCTACCTGCTGCTTTTTCGTTTTCACGATAGCGTTTAGCATTTTCTTTGAGTTTCTTCTCACGTTCTGCTCTAGCAGCTTTCCTCTGTTCTGGTGTTCCACCATAAACAGGAAATCCTAATGTTCCTAGTAACGCTCTCTTAGCACCTTCTCCTTCAGGAGCAGTAGCAGCAGCTTGTATTTGGAATGGAGTAGCCATACTAGCAACAGCTTGTCCTCTACCAATAGCAGAGTCAACACTACTGATACCAGTTATATCTGGAGGAATAATCTTAGGTGCTTGTGGAGAAGCGTATTCAGTACCAGCAATACCAATGATTGCAGCCTTTGGTATAAACCCTAGTTTATTAGCCAGTGTTTTATCAGGATCCATGATCCAGTGATATGGCTCCATAGCATGTTTCATGGCTTGCATAGATGTGCCATCTGGATACTCAACACGAGTTGGATCTTTGTTCTCCCAGATAGGACGATCAGCAGTAATCATGTTAATACCATTAACTAGCGTGAGATAAGTCAATGCAGTCTTAAACTGGTACAACCTAGCATAGTCTTGCTTAGTTGTAGGAGACATCATGCCCTTGATACCCTCTATAGGCTGCCACTTAGTTGGATTCAACTGTTTTGGAAGAGCAGAAGTGAACGCTCTAACAGTAGATAGAGTCCAATCAGGAGCAAACAAAAGAATTTGCAAAGCTCTACGACCTTCAGGACTATATGCAGCCATAGCCATACGCTTACCAAACTCTGTATTAGCACTAGTAGCAGCATCAAACCAATTCAAACCACCAAAGCTATCATTAACAAACCTAGCAATCTCTTTACGAACAGAAGGTTCGTCAAAAGGTTTGCCTAGTTCTGTAGCTTGTCTACGTGCTTTCTCTAGATAAGCATCAGCTACCATGATCTTGCCACCAGTATGCAAGTAGTTCCATGTGTATTGATCAAAGTATCCCAGGGTATATTTTTCTACAGTGCTAAGTGTTTTTTCTAAGATACGAGTCTTAGGACCATACTTGCCAATCATTTGATCAGCAAACTTACCAGTAGCAGACAGTATTCCTTGAGACACATCTTCTGGCATCTCAAGTTTTAAACCATCTTGTCTAATCCAAGTATCTACGTTGTCACCTAGTCCACCTTTTTTAAACTGTTCAACAGCTTTAGAGATGGCAGACAACTGGATGTCTTTACCAGTAACAGCTTTAACACCCTTCTCCACTAACGGAAGAACAATAGCCTCCTTAAGAGGTGTGTAGATAGGAATGCCAGTACTAGATAAAACCTCCATGAGAGATTTAGCATGGAAGAAAGAACCAACAACGTTGACACGTTTAACCACTTGGGACAACTGCCCAATAGCATTCATGAAGTCCCCAGGACCTGCATCAAATACAAACTTCAAAGCTGGTTTTAGATCGGGATGGACAGCATAGCCAGCAAACTGAGGACTATCCATCATCTCCCAACCAGGAGGCATAGGATTATCTTTGTCAACTTCTTTGATTAAAGTTTCACCAGCAACATTACGAATTTGTTTTAGGTTGTCTACTAAGTTTTTATTCTCAATAGCTTTTTCCATAGACAAAGCGTACTCTTTATAGATCTCAGCAATGTCTTTTGTCTTGATATTGAGTCGCCACTCTGATTTACCTGAAGCTGCTATACGGGCATTAGCTTCATCTATAAAGACTTGTAAATCTGCAAAAGTTTTAAACTTACGTTCTTTACTGAACTTAGACGTAGTATCCATACCACGCATAGTAGGATCACTCTTAGATGTTCCTAGTAACTTAGCCATGAACTCTTCACGAGCACCTTTTGGAGCACCAGTCCAATCAAGAATGTGGGTTACGTAGTCTTCTAGCAGTCCTTTGACAACACCCTGCTTTACGGCACGATCACCAATGTCTTTTACTAAAGCTTCGTATCGTTTAGCAACAACAACTTCTTCTGGTGTAAGACCCGTTAGATCACCCTTGTCAACAGCTATAGCAATAGCTTCTCTACGAGCAGGATCTGGAATGTCTTTGACAATCTCATCTCTTTGGCTATGGATAACACGATCATTAGCATCTTTGTTTCTAAGGTTTGCACCTACAAACTTCTCTGCTTCTTTGACTGGTTCTTTCCAAGTCTTTTCGTAGTTTCTATAGCCTTCATAGAACTTGATAGCTTCGGCTTCACCACGAGTAGCATAGATTTCCTTAGCAATGTCAAACATCTCTTGTTCATCTTTGACATTACGGGGATCTGTTGTAGTGCGATCTATTTTCTGTTCAAGGGGAACAGTTTCAGGAGTAGTAGCTGGTTTTTTAGAAGCAGCTGCTCTCTTCTCAGCAAGTTGTTTTAAAGCTGTTTGGTTAATTTGATTCTCATACTGAGCTTTAGTCTGACCTTCTGCTTGAGGAGTTACAGTGTGCTCAGTTTCGTGAGCAATAACAAAGTCTACGTAGTCTTGGAATGTTGGGAAAGCATTCTCAGCAATAGGATACACACCCTCTACCTTTGGCTTAGTCCAAGGCTTCTCTCCATATTGTTCATACAGAGTTGGTGTGTCTATGGTTATGGTCTTAGTTTCTTTATTGAAACTAGCTCCAATAGGTCTACCATCTGGACGAGTTCTACCAGTAGTTCCTTCTTTAATAGGAACCCCATTGGCTTCTGTAGGTACATCAGCAAGTTTAAATCGTTCATCACCAGCTATACGTAAGTCATCACTTCGTAGACCATCTTTAACAGATGACAAAGCTTGTCCTTCTGGTATCTGACCAGCACTCTTAGCTCTGTTCCAAGCTTCTTTACGATTTAGAAATGTACCAGCCTCATCTACAAACCCTTGTTCATGGGTGTCTTTAGTAGCAGTCTTACGAGCTTCTAGACTCTTAGGACCTAGTAGTTCTATTTCACCAGTATCTTTGTTCCTAAGAGCAGATTGAACCAAAGGTATCTTGGCATCAGCAGCAGCTTTGTCTTTAGCAACTTCTTCAGAAACTTTCTTAACAAACCCAGCTCTTTGTTCTGGTGTTACAACCTCTTCTTTTATAGGGGGTGGTGGAGGAACTGTTTCTTTTTTAGCTGTAGGTACAGTAGGTGTAACCCCTAATACTCTTTCACCCAACCTAGTAGGTTTAGTAAATGCACCAGTAGCAGCATCAATAGCCATCATCTTAGGATCAAGAATGTCTTGTCCTTCTACAGCACGTTGACCAGCACCAATACCAGACATAATTCCTGCACCAAACAAGCCTTCTTTAACAGTGTTTGGTAGACCTGGACGCATGAATGGATTGAAAGATCCACCTATAACTTGACCAGCAGTAGATGCTATTGGGTTCTCTCTACGCTGTTGCTCTCGTGTACTTACAATATTTGTACCAAACGTTTTATCAATAGCATCTTCAAGACTATTGATACCCATCTGAGCTGCAATACCACCAGCTATACCACCCGCAATACCAGCAATAGGTTTAGCAAAAGCAGCAGCTGGACCAAGCATAGGAACAACTGCTGGGGTAACAGCCATAGCTGTTCTAGCTCCAAGAAGAGCACCTGGAGTAGCAGCAACTGACTCAAGAGCAGAAGCACCAAAAGCACCAAGACTACTTGTCTCACCTTCTCCCATTGGTTTCATACCAGGCTTAGAGTACATACCAAAAGCAGCACCACCGCTACCTTCTATAGGAGCAGAAGCAGATGTAGCAGGAGCAGCAGGTTCTTCTAGTGGAACAAAGCCGCTAGAAGGTTTAATTTCAGCAGTAGGTTCTAGTGGTACAAAAGCCATGATTATTTATAGTGTCCAATTAATTTGCCATTAGAGTCAAAAACTTCTACGCCCTTCTCGTCTACATATTTACCAAACTTATTACCCTTCATAGTGGGATCTGCTTTAGCTTTAGTAGTTAGATCTGCCTCTTGTTTTTTAATCTGGTTATAGCCGTTTGTATAACGATCAATTTGTTCTTTCTTTTGTTCTGGCGTAAGGTCTTTACGACTATTAACTTCTTTAGAATACTCAGCTGGAAGTTTAGGAGCAATAGACTCAGACACAACAGGAGCACTAGTAGGTTTGTTACTAGGAACAGCTGGTGTAGCAGTAGCTACTTCAACTTTCTTTTTAGCACCAGGTTCTTCAAGTTGTAGAGTTGATAGCTGCGCATCAATCTTCTTTAGCATGTTATTTTTTATAGATCCAGCTTCTGTAGGCAGAGACTCAACAAGAGTTCTTTCTTCAAGGAGTTGTCCTTGAATAAACTTGTCTCGTTTAGTTGTGGCTTGTTGCCACTTGTTGAATGAATCTTTGCTATAAAACTCTGTGTCTGAGCCTTCAGGTTTGTAACTAAAGAATGCAGATTTAGTAGCATTAGTCAATGCTTTATCAACTTCTTCGTCAAGACGCTTACGTTCTGTAACAGTAGCAGGATCACGTTGAACTTTTTCAAGTTGATTGTTAACAGTACCCCAAATTCGTACAAGTTTTTCATCACCTAGAGTTTTTGCTCTCTCACTAGCAGCTAATCTAAGTTGTGTTTTTTGTACATCAGCAGCAGCACGTATCTGTGCCATTTGAATACTAGCTTGTATCTTTTGTTCTTGTAATTTTGAGTTAGCAGTTTCAAATAGATTCTGAACAATAGCTTTCTTTTCTTTGGGAGTAGACTTATCCCAGTTTCCTTGACCAACTCTACCAATAACAAGATTTCTAGTTGCTTCTGGAAGACTGTTAAATCTTTCATCAACCTGAGCTTCAGGAATAGTTTCTAGAACACTAGAGGCATCAGCTATTGATTGACGTTCAATGTCTGCTTTTTTAGATTGATTAAGAAGATCTCTAGTAGAAATTCTTTCAGAAACTTCTATAAGTTTAGCCATGTCTTCTGGTTTACCAGACTCACCAACTAACGAAGCCATCTTAAGAACTTGATCAGATGGACTAGAGTTTATATAGCTATCATCTTTTATAAGATTCTGAATTTTACTTTTAATATCAGCATCAGTTTTGATGCCTGTGTCAGCAACAATATTAGCTAATTTAGTTTTCTCTAAATTCTGTTGTTGCTGTTGCAAGGTATTAGCTTGCTCTTGCATAATATTAGTCTGAGTCTGTTGCACATCAGGTGCAGCAGCCATGTTTCGTTGTAGTTGTAGAGCGGCATTACTACCAGCTGCTACGTCACTCATTAGGAATGCCATATTTAATCCTTAAGCGTAACCGCCCTCACCACCAGAATAATTAGACGGACCAGTAAATAGATCAGACATATTTGAACCACCTATATATCTAGAACTAGGATTATTATTGTTGTATAAGCCAGCTATACCTTGACCTAGACCACCAAGACCTTGAGAGAAGGCTGCTTGATTAGCCATGTTTTGACTTATTCCTAGACCACCAGCTTGAGCAGGATTTTGAGTAGCACCAGAGCCTTGAGCAAGACGGTTTAGATAGTCAGTCATAAAGCCATAGTAGCCTCTTCCTGCAATATCCCCAAGAGCAGCAGACTCTCTTCCAGAATACATCAATCCTGAAGCAGCAGCACTACGCTTAGAAGCCTCCATAGCAGGATTTAATACACCAGTTGTGTACTGGTCATACCCAGGCATCTTAGTTATGTCTATGCCTGTTCCAGGTTGTAGAGCACCACTATACATTTGACCTAAGTTAGCTCTATATGGTGCAAAAGGATCAGCCATCTGTTGTGCTTCAGAACCAGATATAGACCCTGGACCACCTAGAAGACTAGATACACCCCCTCCAGTGAGAGAGTTGACACTTGAAGCTATGTTCAAAGCAGAACTAAAATCCGATAAATTCATACCACCCCCAGCATTGTTTATAACATTACCTACACCACCAGATGTAGTACCACCACCAGCACCAGTACCTGCCATATCTCCCAAAGCAGTAGGAACAGTAGAACCAGCAGCAGCATTAGCAGCACCAGCTTGACCAAGACTCATGTCTGTAGCAGCAGCTCCAGTATTCATAGCTGCTATTTGTTCAGCATCAGAAACATATCCACCTACTGATGCAGCACCTGCACCAGCAGCACTAGCATTTGCTGCACCAGCAGCACCTAAACTCATATCGGTAGCACCAAGATCTATAACAGCAGACGCTGGCACAGTACTACCAGAAGCATTTATGTACGCCCCTATCTCAGGAGCATAGTAATAACCAGCAGTAAGTAGGGCAGCAGTAGTCCAACCACCAGGAAGAACATCCCTAACAGTTTGATCAATACTTACTCCAATATCACTAACAGTGTCAATAGCCCCTTGGCCTATATCACCAACAGTGTCTATAACTTCACTTACAGCACCACCCATATCATTCCTTTATGTTCTATGTGTTTGAAACATAGATGAAAGCTTTTGAACCGTCTAATAGAACTATCTGACATTTCTCTAGCCAACCAAATGATTTGGCAAATCTTAGAAGTTTAATGTCATCTTCTCTAACTAACGCTACGATAGGCTTACCAATTAAACTTTGTATAAGAACAAAGTCTCTTTGACCTTCTCTCTTGACTCTAGCTGACCATCGTTTGACATCAACATGAATCCACAAGAGATTGTCAAAAAGCTCTAGGTACACTGTGTAATCTTTTCGAATACACACAGGTACTTTTCCTTTTATTTTATCGTCTATAGCGTCCACCACCAACTGATTGTTCTTGATCCAACTCACCTATTCTAAAATCTATTTCAGCAGCATCTAAACGCAGAGCAACATTGCTAGTGCATAGAAACTCCCAAGCTCTACGTCTATCAGCACCACTAAGGTATACCTGTGATCTAGAGGCACTAAGGTCTATATCCCTATAGGTAGACCAAGTTACATAGTCATTGCCACTATGACGGACTTGCATAGTCCCAGACACCTTGTCTCCAACAATCTCTAATCTTCCATAGAATTTACGTTTAGTAACCCCATTGTCCATGATGTCAGTTACTGTTCTACAGTAGATAGCCTGTCCATTATCTTGATAAGTAGTGGTACTGAAATAATAGATAGTAGCCGTGTCATCATCCAAGACATAGGCAATATCATTTAATTCAGCAAAGAAGATGGGTCTAAAGTAAGACTCTTGATAAGTACCTGGATTAGGTTGATCACTAGATTGGATGGAATACTGAGTCCATGTATACCACATTTTTTCGTTTATATCGTAAACTAAAGTTTTAGTAGTATTCTGTAAATGTAGAACGTATAGTGTATGTCCTGAAACTGTATAGCAGTAAGCAGCTACTGTACTTAGACTGTCAGCTTCTAGATGTTTATCTATGCTATTAGTAGAAATCTTAACAGCTGAAACACCATCCATGAGATACACAGCACGACCATTGGTCTTGCTAGTTCCAATCCACAACACAGTGTTATTAGTAGCAACAATGCTATCACCAGTAGCACAACCAATCTCAGACGTATAACTCTGGGCTACAGCTAGGGGAGAACCCGTAGCATTAGCAGCGTCATAGAAGAACTGAATACTAGTAGAACCAAAGGCTACTAGGTAGTTCAAATGCTTAGCAATACCAACTAGTGTGTCTGTAGTCTGCTCGAAACTAACATAGTCAATAGCACTCCAAGTAGTTGGATCACCAACATTACAGTTGTAGATACGATTGTTACTAGTAGCAATAAATATGTAGTTGTTTAGAGACACAGCTCCAGACACATACGGATTTGCTGGCAAAGAGGTCATTGTTATAAATGAACCTGATTGATTCAATAGATAGCCAGTAGTCTTGTTATGAAAGAATAGATACGTATCTAAGAATGTCTTAACAAAATAACTCTGGTTGGTAGTACTAGAAGTAGAACCCAAGTTAGTTACAGCATAGCTAGATGCAGGGTTAATGCTATACACAGTGTTATTAATAACAGCAATAAGTTTGTTATTAAAGGAAGCTAGTCCTTGACTAGGAGTGTTTGCTGGAGGTGTTATAGACACCACTTGTTTAGCTAAGACTAAACCAGGTCTTTTAACAAATGTCCTCTTTTGATCTTGAGTCTCAAAGAAACAGTTAGAAGAATACGAATCTTTAGCAAAAGATCCGCTTCTACTTTCTATAGGTTGACTAAGTGGTATACGTTCTGTAGCCATGATTACCTTGTCATGTCAGGACTAAAGAAAGTGCTTGCAACTTCTACATCCCAATCAACCATTTTGTCTTTGTAGTTTGAAGCACGTAAAGCAATCTCTTGTCTAGTGTTCATAGGAACACCATACTCAAGAGACAATTGATCTGCTAAGTTCCATACCAAACAGTTCATCCATTCATTAGGAAAATCTGGGAGTTCGCTAGATGTAGTTATATCATTGATAGGCATCTGAGCTATTACATGAAGTTCTAGATTAGTTTGTGTATTAGCATCAGGAGTTAGATACGTATACAAAATACCATTAAGTCTACGAGCATCATAGAAAATACTATTGGGTGTACCAGTAGAAAACTTAGATCCTAAGACAGTGTATTCCTGCCTAGACAAGATAATCACAGGAGTATCTATGTCAGGAGTAGCTGCCGTATTACGATAGAACCCCTGAATAATCTTTAAAGGTTTGTCTGTAATAGCTGTGCTAGGAGCTAGAGAGTCATACATCAACGTAGATGTACTACCACCTAAGACATAACTAGCCTGTCCAGAAGTAAGGGGAATAATAAGTTCTGATACTTTCCACAACTTTAAACCATCTGTGTTGAATTGTTTGATTAACAAGTTTAAAGATATGGCAGCATTAGACACAGTGTTAGCGTCAGGTATATCCCCAATCTCAAGCACTCCTAGTTTCCTAAGAGCTAAAGATATGATTTGATCACGAGTAATGCTGTAGTTGGAAGACATTAATTAACCTTTAGGATATTTAGCCTTAACCGCTTGGCAGTCAGCAATGTATTTGTTAATCTGTGCTTGGTCACCTTTGACCACACCGTCTAGGTAGTCAATGAAAGATGGGTACTCAGCCTGACGCTTGGCTATGTAGGCATGAGCATCTATGTAGGCTTGGACTGTTGCTTCGTCATAGGTAACGGGGTTGCCATCAGCGTCAAAAGCATCGTCACCACTAATTCGAACAATATTATTGTAAGTTGCGTATATTGCTTCA